TTACAGTATCACACATCTTTGTTGATGAAAATTCACCAGTGGTGGTTCAATCAAATGGAATAGAATACAAAGCTCGAGTCGTGCGATTATCACGTCGTCGCGATTTATCAATGGTTATCGTGGAAGATTCCAGATTTCCTCCATTTAAAGACATAACATCGATGTTGATGAATGAACAAGAGTTTCATCTCATACGAAATGCATACTTTATTAGATCAACAACATCACCATTAATAGTCAGTGCATCCATCTCATTCATTTCAAATGTCGCATCACCAAAACGCGACAGCACGAATCCATTGTATGCACTTGATTCACAATTTTGGATGTTTGACCTCATTGGAATTTCCGATGTTAACAAAATATTCAAAAGTGGAGATTGTGGCTTACCAATTATCACAATGTTTAATAATCAACCAAAATTGATTGGTGTGCATAATGCAATACATACAGCAGGATATGCATGGTTTACATCATTGTGTATCGAAGACCTGAAACAAATTAAAGCAAATTCAATTTGTTCAACTGTTGTACACCAAATCAGTATGCGAAATATGACAGTAGACAACAAAACAAAATCAGCCCTTCTCGAGGATATCACAAGCAGTGTTTATGAGCGTGTCTCACCTTTAAAAATGTTTGGGTATTCAAGAGCACTACATTACTATTCTAATCCAGAAGTTAAGAAAATAAAAATTGACAAAGCAGAAAAGTATCTTGGGGAATGTCCTAAGATTCCAGCAGCAATTACAATGGAAAATGTCAAGGATGCCTCAGGGTTATATAAAGATCGTAGAAATAAAATAAACCCTTTATTTTCGCAAGCAGTAAAATATGCAGAGAAATTACCAACTTTAAACACATATGACAAGAAAATTGATGATTATGTGACAAGTATGATTAAGGCATATTATGATATTCATTATAAAGCAACCATTGAATTGAAGTTACATGAAGTGATAAATGGGTGTGGTAATTTGAAGGGAATAGAAATGGACACATCTGCCGGACCAAAATTCAAGAAACATTTTAAAATAATGACTAAAAGGCCATCACATAATCCAGATATTTTATTTGTTAATAAAAATGCAAATGGTGAAAAACCATTTTACGTTATTAACAAAGAAACAAGTGCTGGAAGAGAACTTGAGCACGATTATCACATGTATGTTTCTTCAATAAAACAAGGAGTTGCACCATTAATAATATCAAAAGACAATGCTAAAGTAGAACTATTGCCACGTCATAAAGTGGAAAAGGGAAAAGTTCGACTTTTCAATGAGTTAGATCTGTCATTAAATATGGTCTTAAAAACTTTTTTTGGACCTATGTTAGATAAAGTCATTGAAAAACATGAAACAGAAATGTTTTGTATTGGAACGAATCCATTCGTGGATGCCACAGCACATATGCTGTATTTCAATGCAATTGAAGGTGAGTTTTTAAATGCAGATTTTAAAGCTCTAGACAAAACAACACCACAGTGTCTTATATATGATTTTG